GTGTCAAAGGCCAATTCAGAGGTGTATCCTGGGATGGACAGCGTGATGTGGAGACTCACCGTGTCAGAGGTTATGAATTCCAGAGGGTCTGTTACAAAGGGAGGGAGTAGTTGTGTTGTGGTTACCAATAAAGTTGAAGATGACTCAGGCAGGCGATCCATGGTGAATCAGAATGATCAGTGTTATCACACTCTTCTAGTCGCATATAAGGATCTCATGTTAAACGAGCCTCAGTCCCCTCTTCTTGACGAAGTGATCACTAGTTACGTTAAACCATCCCTCTCTTCTGATGATTTCAAAATGCTGTCCAATTGCCCAGACATTCTTTGGCCTCTCATACTATACTCTTCAAAAATGGAGCTGCAGCATGTTTCTAAGATGGTTCACAAGGATCAAATAGGACAAAGGGAGATTGCCGTCTTGAATGCTTGCTCCAGAGTATTGAATTATTACACTGAGAGCATAGCCAGGAGTATTAGAGATTGTGAGCACAACAGGAATGTTAGGACCAACCTTATTGAGAGGCGTGACAAGGACCAAATTGTGGAGTCTGAATACAACAAGAGTAGGAACAAAATTTCTGACAAAACCCTGGTTGCTTACGATAGTGCTGACTGTTCAAAATGGGGTCCTACCATCATGACTCATTCCATGTACCTATCGCTAGGACTAAGAATGCCATTAGGACACCATTTGAATATTCTGCGATCGTCTCTGTCTTTATTTGGGAGCAAAGTCTTCAAAATACCAGATGCCATATACTTGTTTTCCAAAGAGGGGAACATTGAAGGTAACAACAATGTTTCTAAAGCAGTGAGATCGCTGAAAGACATGAGTGCAGAAATGGGAGATTTTGAAAGACAATTAATATACCTACCTGAAAGCATGCACCAAGGTATACTGGGTGTTAGCAGTAGTGTTTGGGGCTCTGATTGTCAAAACCTTTGTAGTATGGTCACCAAGTTTTTGTTGGGATATGAAGTGACATCTTTCACCACATCTGATGACTATGTTAGAATTTTGGTGTCTGACAAAACTGATCAAGATGAAGAACTGGATTCTTTATCTTTCATGATCAAGCGCTCACTCAATTTGTTGCTCACTGTCTCCCATCATTATGGCATAACTAGAAACATGGAAAAATCCTCACATTCTGGGCAAGTGTTGGAGTTCAATAGTGTTTTCTTCACACCTAATGGGGTTGTTAAAGCTGATGTGAAGTCCAGAGTGTCTTATGTTGATTTTGGTCACAGCACAGATCCTTTTCAGAATGCCCTTAGATGCAGCAC